AACATTATCCAACGAATAGAGATTTGTTTTTATTCGACGGATTTAATGTTGATCCGATACGGCTGGCGATGGTTGAGACAGCAGTTCGACAACGTTGGGACGAGTTACTAAACGGAGTCGTGGCAGATCCTATCTTCTGTTTCATTAAACCAGAACCGCATAAAGTTTCTAAGGCCGATCGCAAAGCATGGCGATTGATCTCAGGAGTCGGCTTGACCGATACTTTGATTGATCGCATATTGTATGGCGATTGGCTCGAAGAAATGATTAAGCGCTGGATTGAAATACCGTCGAAAGCTGGTTGGTCACCCCAACAGGGAGGGTTCAAATGGCTCGCAAAAAGTTTTCGGAACAAAATACCAATGTCTATAGACAAATCATCGTGGGATTGGACAGTCAATGAGTGGCATGTTGCCATCTTGGAGATGTTGGTCCCGCGTATGTTATTTGACTTAACAGACGATTGGCGTACAGTATTCCGGAACCGTATGCGAGCGTTGTTCCATGCCGGTTTTCCAACCTTCAAAATGACTTGCGGATGTGAATTTCAGCAATTAATTACTGGCATCATGAAATCAGGGTGCTTAGGAACAATTGGCTTTAATTCAATCTGTCAGTTTGCTGACCATTTGGCAGCTGGAGGTGAAGAGACCGACTTGTTCTTTTGTTTGGGAGACGACACGGCTCAAGAAGCTGTCAAAGACGTTGCACGATATCTTGAAAATTTGCGACGAACGGGTGCGTTGGTCAAAGAAGTCGAGATGGGATTTCCTTTGAAGTTTGGAGGACATGATATAGACGAGGAGAGGTCAATACCCTCTTATCGGTCGAAACACATGTTCAACCTCACATATTTGGATCCCGAATTGGCTTTTGAGACCATTGATTCTTATCGACATCTCTACGCATTAGACCCGGAAGTGAGTGGGTATCTGGAGAAGGAAGCTCTTACCAACTTTGGTCCGTCGAATTTACTCTCGAGAGAATATCTTAGGGAGTGGTATTTGTCGCTGGAGTAATAACAACCAGGCTCGGTCAGTGAGTACGATAACAC